GGCGGAATCGAGTTTGAACTGATTATCAATCTATTAAGCACCAACCGGTCTACATTCGGTTCATTTTTGGGCTCATTGTGGCTTCTTAAAGACGAAGGGATCTCCTACTCTTCTGAGCCTAACAGGCTGGCTTTCAGTTCGTCGTTGTCCAAATCTCTTTCAATCTGGAGCCGGCGGATTTCATCGTGAAAGATAGTGATGATATCCTGGTCAGAAAGGGGTTCTTTGTGACCCAGCTCAGATAGCAATAGCCGTGTTTCTCTATCCATATTTTAGCTAAAAATCATTGATTGATAATTAAGGAAGAAAAGGCCTCTCCTCGAGTTGAAATAGTAAGCTCTTTCGAATCTTCATAATCAACTAAGCCTTTAAATGCGTTTTCGACTTCAATTGGATTTGAATCTACTGTTGCTTTGTATTTTTCAAACTCATCTATGAATGAATCTGAGAACCCAAGATCATTTAGATAATTATTTGCTTTCATGGCTTTGCTACGTTTGTTCTTTCACTTCTAATTATTGAGTAATTGTCAGATGCAAAAATCTTATTAACGTTTGAATTTTCAAAGGACCAGTATAAAAAAGCCCACATCCTTCTCATTGCCCTGTCTAATCCTGCTATTGTTTCGGGATGTATTATTTTGAGCCTGCAAACATCATGGGCTACCTCTCTTGATATTCCATGGCTATGAGTTTTCCAGACACTATGGCTACATAGATTTTTGGCAATTTCCTTTGCCCTCATTTTTCTTTCATCCTCTGTTACATCCAATCCGGTTGATCTGTGATTCAACCAAGTCCTGAACTTGTATTTTGCCAAATACTCTTCAACAAGTTTGATTGAATATTCACTCATGCTGAGGGCATTCCCAACCTCCCTCTTGTCAATAGTACTCAACATATGAAGATCAGTCCAGTCTGGTTTTTTCCCTTCAGAGATAAGTTTGTCACCCCTATCCTTAATATCCTGGATAATTGTTAGAATTGCTTGAGCCGGAACAAAGTATCCATCACCATTTCGTACTTGTGGATCAATAGGACCAATTTGGGCATTTGTACTCATTATAATGTTGTCTCCAGACAAGGCAAAGATTGTTCCGGCGCTCATTGCCTTATCCAACAAAAGGAAGTCGACATTTTCGAATCTTTTTCTTAACGTGTTTACGAATGAGGCTACCTGTTGTGCTGATCCACCAGGAGTAACAATCGCAACGTCGATATCTTTAATATGGTCGGGAACAGTTGCAACCATCTCTCTGAAAGGAAGATCGTCAACATCGTCAATAGATACTGGTGTTTTTCTTGGAGCAACCATATTTGCAAAATAGCAAATAAGTGGCTTCTTTCGAATAGCCTCAACTTCTTTAATGCTCTTCTTCAATTCACGTATTATATCAACATTTTCAAGTTGATATCTTAGAAGGCTCTCAAATTCCCTACCATCACGCATGACATCAAGCGGGGAATTACCCATTGGCAAGATGGGGGTTGTTACCTTTGTTGGTAACATTCTTGTCGGCTTGAAGGATTTTGGTTTGTTACTCATAGCATCTCTGTCTTTGTTATTCCATAAACTTGACATCTGGGTATCGTTCCCTAATCCCAGACAACGTCTTCTGAATAAAACGATTAATTTGAACTTGCGATGGCACAGCAATTTTGCCCTGATTATTGTTAATAATAAACTCAATAATCATTTCTTGTGTGAGGACCTTTAGCTCAAGAGTTAATTGGGCGGCTAGGCTTTCCATTTCTGCTTTACTTCTTTCCATATTAGTTGATTTAAGTTATTCGGAAATGCTCTTATTATAATAAATTATTGGGATAGAGAATTTTACTTTCGAAGCAGAAGTGTTGCCCTTATTAATTCCGCCATCACCATCAATTTTCACAGAACCAAAATCAACACTAAGCCCAGCTTTGCCACCTTTTTCAGTTTCTGTTTTTAAACCTATCTCAAATTCAACTAGGTGAACTTTATATCTAGATTGTCCACTTTCTCCGGCATAATAAGTACTATCCGAATACCTTTCGGGTATTTCTGCTCCATGATCATAACCGTACATTCTGACTTCCTCAACTGCATCAATTATTTGATGGAGGGTCTCTTGAACAAACGTTTTGATATCCATTCTTTTTAAATTTGAATTAATCTCTATTCTTCCACCCAGTTCAGTATATTTTTAGCCTGCTTTAGGATTGCTTCCAATTCGGCCACTCTGGCCTCGAGTTCAACCACTCTTTGTTCGAGGTATTTATTTCTTTCAGCTAAATCGTCCATTGTCTGCTATTTTTGTAGCTCCAAATTATCATTTTCTATCAATGCTAAAAATTCACTAGCCTCAATAATGTTCTTGCAACCATAAAAACCAGCATGAGCATATATTATTGACCGAAGTATGTGTGGTACATCAACAAATCCAGAGTGTATGATAAATGTTTCCTCATCAGGGAAATCTACCTTGAGCAGTTTTACACCTAACTCTTTTGCATCCGTACTAATACTTCTAAAGCTTGGACTCAATCGAATTACTCCTTCTTTAGTCCTCAATATGTACGGTATTAGGTTAATTTTTAGCGTTTTCATTTGCATTACTTCAGGACTATCTGTTAAGGATCTCTAGGTTGTTTTCACCAAAAACAAGCTTTAAAACTTGCTCTTTGCGCTCCTTCTTCAATTCAATTTGAAGAATAGCCCTTAACTCTGATGATTCTTCACCAGAAAGGCTAGTTGCTTTTACCATTTTTTCCGGGTATGCAATTAAATCAACTAGACTCATTCCAAAGATGTTTGCGACTTGACATAACGTTTCCAAGTCAGTTTTTGTCGCCCCCCTTTCGAATCTTGCGTATTTAGACTGGGTCATTTTCAGTTGGTCAGCTATAGCCTCCTGGCTGTAACCTTTTGATTCTCTAATCTTTCTGATATTTTCGAGTATGTTTTCCATAATATTTAATTATACTCAATTGTTTTTCAGCCACTTAGTCGTATTCCGACATTTATCAATCATTTTCCGACTTATTTTTGTTGCGCAAGTCGATATTTGACTTATATTTGCATCGTGCATTTCGCGATTTGCATAATGCAATAAACGAGGAGTATAATCAAACCGCTCACTTTTAATAAAAAAAACGCAACAAAATGGTACAAAAAAAGCAGACCGAACCAATGACTTTCGCCGAGTTCTACGAGCGAATCAAGGCAAAACAGCCCACGCTTGAATTCAGAGAGCGGGTGGCAAACGCTTGTGGGGTAACAACAAATGCCGTGTCCAGGTGGCTGGCCGGAACGACTGTGCCCGACAAACTGAAGAAAGAAAAGATCTCCGAGCTTCTGGAGATTCCTGTCGATGTTCTTTTCCCTGATAAAGAACTAAACAATGAAAACCATGCTTCAGAATCTTGAGTTCTATACCACCCCCACCGGTGATGTGATGATTGTCGAGGATGGCAAACCCCTCAGACAATACAACCAGTCAGATCGTGACTTCACGGCATCGATGCTTGAGCTGATCAGCGAGTTCTATCCGGAAGCCTTCACCGCTCTCTCCAAGGCATATCTGAAAAGCCTTCCAAACAAGCCCTATCATGAATACCTGATGGTTTGCCGGTTCATCCGCTGCAATTTCGGAGTATACGACAACAGACCCGATGTGGATCCAAACAGCATCTTTAGGTTTGAAGCGGTACCATGCCCTCAACGTTGTGAATGCCCATTTGCCGGCGTAATCTGTTCGCCTAGGTTTAACGCATCTCTTTCCGACCGGGAAAGACAGGTCATGCGGCTATACTACCACCAAAAAAGTGAGGAGGAAATTGCCGATGAACTCTGTATTTCTCCACTAACTGTGCTTAGGCATAAGCAAAATGCCTTTCTGAAGCTTAAGCTGCACTCCAAGGCTGATTTTATTGCCTACGCAGCTAAAACAAGGATGTTTGAAGCCGAATGATATGGAAGCCTTCTTTTCAATAACCATAATCTTGCTAGGAATCCTGGCCCTCTACCAGTATGGGTGTAGATGCCAGATCCAGGAGCGCCTTGACGACCTAAGGGCTGACATCAACCTGTTGACCAGGGCAATCTGGGCTTCTAAGAAAGCCGGCAATCTAAAGCAAATCAAGGCTGAGGACGAACAAGTCCAGAAAATCTACGAAAATTACCTGAAGCTATTCCTAATTGTCAGAACCATAGAAAATTACAGAATCAACATCAATATTATGAGAAAAGATCAAGCTAGAATCGTTCAGCGCTGTCTGAATGATGACGAACCCGTGTTTGCCCTCCGTGGACAGGATGTTTGTGCCGTTCCGGCATTGGAAAAGTATTTCGACACCTGTGTCAGAAACGGATGCTCCCAGGAATTTCTCGATGAATTGAACGAAATCATCGAAGAATTCAAGCTTCACCAGAAAACCGAACCAACCAAACTCCCAAACTAGATGAACGAGATTATTTATACTGCCCCATACGTGACGGTCATACACGGATTAAAGAAGTGTTTTATTTCAAGACCAAAGTTGGGCACAGTCAACATCATTACCAATTTCAATCCAATTGAACAGCCGGTTTTTATTGCCTCCCTTAACGATGCCCCATCAATAGAATACGTCCGATCACTTCAGCGCTACAGCGAAAAAGAAGGCGGCGTTAATATCCAATTGAAGCCTAGCTGTAACCAGGACGAACTTAAAAGAGACATTAAGTCATGCCTCAATGAATTGATCGATGAATGAAAGCCTTTTCTACCGTATCCTGGAGGAAAGAATCGGTCGCCCTGAACTCTTTAAACCGGACAGGAAGTTCTACCTGGCCACCGGCATCCGGCAGCGGCGATTCGGCCAACTCCTTCGAGGGGATAAATCACCAACCGACCGAGAATTGTGGTCATTCTGCCATCAAGTGAACTGTTCAAGCCTGGATCTATTCCACGCCAGGCAACTTAAGATACCCTTCAACGACTAAGCCATGTACATATCCGATCAAGATAAGGAACGCGTATTAAGAGCCTCAGAGACAAAGCTGCTCGAGATCATTCAGGACTTCACACCCCTACAGCGGTCAGGAGCCTCCTGGGTGGGTAAATGCCCCCTGTGTGGAGAGGAAAGAGGCCTAAGCATCAACCCAAACAAAGATGGCGGTGTTTTCAAGTGCTTTAAGTGCAATCAGCTGACAGGCAAAACACCCTTGGACTACTTAATGAAGGGGCAACAAAAGTCTTTCCCGGATGCCATCAAAATCCTGGCTGAAAGTTGCAGTATATTCCTGGACGATCCCAAACCTGTGAAAGTCGCTAAGAAGGCACCGCTCAAACAAAAGAAAGGTAAAGCACCCCTCTCCGACTCTTTTTGTACAAAGATGCTGACTGAATCCGGATTGACTCCGGATGATGTGATGGCCACAATCTTCAAAAACGATGAATCCAAGAGCATCTTCCAGATGCGAACCTTCAGACCCGGCTCGATTGACGACCGTGGAGAAATCATTGACGGTGATGATGTCATCATTGCCTACTTCGACCTGGATGGCCTACCGGTGATGTATGACGTGAAGGACCGACGAAACAACGTTATCAAGAAGAAGGAGTATTTTCGGGTACGGTGGCAATATCCGGGAGAACATCTGGACAAAGACGGCCGGCCGACAAAGTATAAAAGCCCGTATGGATCCGGAACGCCAGTTTATATCCCTGCACGCGTCAGGGAGGCCTACAAGGCTAAACAACAGATCGAGCGACTGTTTATCCAGGAGGGCGAAAAGAAGGCTGAAAAAGCCTGTAAACACGGCATAATATCTGTTGGAATCTCCGGCATCCAGAACATTGCCATGAATGGCGCCCTACCTGAAGATCTGATTAGAATCATTAGAGATTGCCAGGTCAAAGAGGTTTGCTTTCTCCTGGACTCAGACTGGAACGACTTGAGCCACACCATCAAGATAAATGATCCTGTCGACCGCCGGCCGCGCAACTTCTTCTATGCTGTCAAAAATTACAAGGAGTACATGCGGACATTGACCAACCGGGAAATCTACGTGGAAATCTATTTCGGCCATGTACTCCGGAATGAGGCTGAAGACAAAGGCGTTGATGACCTTCTGGCCAACACCCTTTCCGGCAATGAAGATGCACTGAAGGCAGACATCGATCACCTGATCAATGAGAAAGACAACAAGGGCAAATACCTGCAACTGTACAAGATTACCAGCATTTCCGACCAGAAGCTGGAGGAATATTGGTCGCTGAACAGCGCCCGTAAATTTGCGGTTGCCCACTACCCGGCCTTGAAGGACCTTCCGGAATTCAAAATCGGGAAACACAAGTGGAAATTCGACGAGAAAGGAGAACTGCAGAGCGCTCAGCCAATAGAATCAGATGAACAGTATTGGAGTGAGGTTCACAAAACAAGGCGTGACAACACTCCTTACATCGATTATGAATTTCGTTATGTCCGTTGCCGGCATTTCCTTGAAAACAGGGGCTTTGGCCGGTACCGGCTCCTGGATGGAAAGGAAGCTTTCATTCACCTTAGCAACCCGACTGTTAAACTAATCGATTCTTCAGAGGCTAGAGACTACCTTTTCGAATTCACCGAGGCCAATTGTAACGAAGCAGTCAATGAAATGATCTCAAAGGGTGTTTCTCAGTACGTGGGCCCTGACAAACTCAGGCTGCTCAAATTCATCACTCCTTCGTTTATCACCCCGGCCAGAGATCTGCAGTATTTCTACTTTCGTGACAACTGCTGGAAGGTCACAACTGAAGGCATCCAGGAATCGGACTACACTCAGGTAAGACACCACATCTGGGCTGATCAAAAAAAGGATTTCCCGGCTAAAAAATTGCCCGACCTCCTCCAGGTTTCAAGGAGCGAGGATGGTACTTTTTCCTATTCAATTACACCTGAAGGTCAGAAGTGTCACTTCCTCAAATTTCTGGAAAACACGAGCCGTTTTACCTGGAGAAAGGAAAGCATGATTACAGATGGAGACGAGTCTGTAACCATTTCCGATGAAGAATCATACGAGAATGTGGTGCATTTCCTATCCAAGCTTTGCGCCCTTGGCTTCATGTTAATGGAGTACAAAGATCCATCTGTGGCAAAGGCTGTGATCGCCATGGATGGCAAACAATCAATGGTAGGCGACAGCAACGGACGTACTGGCAAGTCGCTTATTGGTGAGCTGCTGAAGAGCGTACTCAGGACTGCCTCCATTAACGGCAAAAAGCGCGACATGGATACGGACAACTTTCTGTGGAATGATGTGGACGAATCGACCAGGATTGTGTTCATCGATGACGTACGCCAAGGGTTTGTTTTTGAGGATCTGTTCTTTGTGATTACCGGTGACTGGACGGTAAACTACAAGGGTGGTCGACGTATCACCATCCCCTTCCAATCCTCTCCAAAAATCTACCTTACAACCAATCACGCCCTGAAGGGATCAGACGACTCTCACAAAGACCGCCAATGGTTGATTGCCTTCTGTGACTACTACAACAGTCAGCACAAGCCTATTGATGACTTCGGGCTCCGGTTCTTTTCTGATTGGGATTTTGATCAATGGAACCTCACCTGGAACATGCTGGCCATGTGCATCCAGCTGTATCTCCGTTACGGCGTAATCGAGGCTCCTGGTGAACGTTTGGAGCAGCGCAAGCTACGTCAAGAGATTACCGAGGACTTTATCTCCTGGGCTGATGAATACTTCTCAGACGATGAGCACATCAACACCCGGTTGGCCCGGAAAGATCTTACTGACAAATTCTTCGAGTATGCCCCTCAGCAACGGAAATATATCACTGCTACCGAGTTCAAAAAGAAGATTGTCAAGTACTGCAAATGGAAAGGATACACTTTCAATCCGCAACGCTTTGACCGGATCACCGGCAAGCCCATCTACTTTGATTCCGACGGCCGGCCGGACATCGACGATAAATCCGGAGGCGTTGAATACTTCACCGTTGCGAATGATAAATGGATGGATGAACCCTCGCTTGATAATAGGGATGACTCCTCACACGATGATAGCAATAAACTGAAATTCTAAACATCGGAAAGATGGAAAACCTCAGCGTTCACCGACTCAGATCCTTTGACGAAATCCTATCAATCAGGGAAAAGGATCCCCAGCGCTTTGACCTCTTTACGCATAAGGTCTACACAATCTTACTAAAGCTGCTTCCAGGCAGATGGTTCAGCCTGGTTGAAGTTGACCAGGAATCAAGACCGGTCTTCGTTAAAGTGGCATGTATGGCCATCCAGGAAGGCATGGACCTGGAGTTTTCCGAGGATTTCAACCGAATCCGGCGCACCATACCGGCAGAACCACTCAGAATCAAACTGAACAAACCAGATGAAGATGAAAAAGGAGAATAAAATCATGGTCGTAGTTGACCAGGACCTGGACGCCAGGCGCAAAGTAATCGCAAAGATGGCCGTTGAGTTTGGTTTTGCCAGGACAACGAGCGATGCCGGCAAGATCATCCAATCCACCCCCTATGATTACGACCTCAATTCTGCCTATTTCGTCATGGCTGACACCTACGATTTTCGCAAGTCTGTGATCACCACACAGCGCCTCTATGAAATGGCAGCCAAAGGCCTGGCCGTGATTGTCGGTGTCAAGCGGCTGCCGGCCGAGTATGAGTTTATTTGCCAGGTATTCTACAAACACGATTTTTAACCCTTAATCCTACAGACCATGATTATTGAAAAGATTTACGCAGCATCGGTCATCATTATTGGCATTGCCTTCGTGTACCAGTACGGCCGGCGCCTGATGGCAGAAAGCAAGCTGCATGAGCTCGAAGAGGATGTTGAAAGCATCGTAAAAACGATTGATGAAGCCAATAGCAAAAACCGGATCGGTGGCCACCAGATCAAATCACCAAAAATGACCTGGCTGCAAAGCGAATTTATCAAGATGTTCCTTGAAATCAAAAGCACACAGAAACAATGCAAAAACTAGGCAGCATAAAGGTCATGAATGGAAACTATGTTGTAGTGGATGTTAGATTCATCCTGACTCAAATTGATTCTAAAATAGGGCACACAATTGCCGGATGCTTCAGATCGCTCAAATGGATCTGGATTGCCTACGATGATTATTAGTTACAACACCGATTAATGATAACAACCTAAGAACCTTCCACCGGAGTGTTATCCGGCCTCCGGTGGAATATTCAAAAACAAACAAATCACTAGCCATGGAACAACAGCAATTATCACCAGAGCGAGAAAAAGAACTTCGAGAGAATACTGAAAAGTACATTCTTGGAAAAATGTCTCGAGCAGGTCGTAGAAAGTACATCAAGAGCCAGAAGGGTGGAAAACTGAAGTATAAAGGCAAGCAATAACAACTACAAAACCAACCATCATGAAAACAATCAATGAATTAGCCGTACGTGCAACCTATTCGGTAACTTGTACAAACATTGAGGTCCCAGATGCCGTGTATGATCAATTAATTAATTACCTGGGCGAGGATCCTATCGACGACCTTTCATCTGATGCCACAGAGGCATACGACTGGTTAGTTGAACACATTAACGAGGCCGATGCCATGGATTGGCAAGTCGAAGTAATAACTTTTGAATAAAATCTAAACTCATCAAGTCCTATGAAAGCAAAGGTTGTAGAATGCTTCAAATTTAATGCGCCAGACCAAGAATCAATGGGGTGGTGTATTCTTATTCAGAGAACGAAGGGGAAAAAGTACAACATTCTTGTCTGTAACGGCAATAAACCCTACTTCACTCTTCATAAAAATGAAGCAATTGAACAGGCTTCAAAACTAAATTGTCGTTTTCAGCACACCGATGATACGCTAACTTTTTCAAAGCCATGAGGCACAAACTAACAGAAGAAGATCTGCAAATCATCCGCCAGGAATACCCAACAACCGGTTGTCGGGCCCTGGCGGACAGGATTGGAGCGGCGCATAGTACTATTTATCAGTTGGCCGCCAGGATGGGTATCAAGAAAGACCTGGAGTGGATCCGGGAGAATTCAAGGCAAAACTTTGGGCCGGATCATCCAGGAAGGCGAACCATGTTTAAGACTGGGCAAGAGCCAGCAAATAAGGGTAAGAAGATCACGGAGTACATGACCGAGGAGGCAATTCAGAAGCTTCAGCAGACAACGTTCAAGCCTGGCCACACACCACACAACCACCAACCGGTAGGGACAGAAATCGTTGTAGAGGATGGATACGTCAAAGTCAAAGTGGCGGAACCTAAGCAATGGAAATGGAAGCACCGGATGGTATGGGAAGCACACAACGGAAATATCTCGCCCGGTCATAACATCCAGTTTAAGGACGGCAACCGCCAAAACTGTGACATCAACAATCTCTACCTGATCAGCCGGCAAGTGCAGCTGAAGGAACAGAACAGCATGTATGCCAGGTATCCTGAAGAAGTTGTTGCCAATATCAAGGCACTTGGCTCTCTAACAAGAAGTATCAACAAATCAAAGCGAAACAACAATGAGCAAGAATAGTGGTATAACCCTGGTTGATGTCAGGGAAGAAGCCTTTAAAACGATTCAGGATCTCCGAGATGGTACAATTGACATCAAGAAGGCACAATCAATCAAAGATCTTTTGAACGTGATTAACGACACTGCTAAGTCCCAGGTGGCATTTATCCAAGCCATGCCTAAAACCGTTAGGGAGGGCCTTGGATTGGCCGACATTAAGGCTATTGCTGGGACCCTAAAGGATCGTGATGCCGAGATAGACCTAACCCTGCATCAAATAGAGCAAAACCAAAAAAAACCTTACAAATAGCATGAAAGCACTTTCCTACAAGCAGCCCTGGGCATCATTGATTGTCGAGGGCATCAAGCCAATCGAAAACCGAACATGGCCATGTCCAAAGAAGTATATTGGTCAAAGAATCTTAGTACATGCATCAGGAAACCCTGTTAAGGGACTCCCTTGTCAAGCCCTTACTCCTTTCCAATATGCCATAATATTTACTGACGGCAAGCTTGATGCATTAAATGGCCCAAGTGGAGCCATTATTGGCAGCGTTGAAATCGTGGACTGTGTTATCAATCACCCGTCTATTTGGGCTGAAAAAACAGAAGTTATAAATGATTCTGAATTTGGTTACTTTCCTATGTATGGGAAGAAAATATACAACTGGGTACTGGCAAATCCGATCAAATTCGAAAAGCCAATACCATGTAAGGGTGCCTTGGGTTTTTGGGAATTCACTGGATTGGTACCAGGAATAAGCTATGACCGTAATGATGTGGTTGAATGCGTAAACTGTAAGACTATGAACATTAAAGGCCCAGTAGAGGATTGTACGTGCGGCTTTTGCTACAGATGTGGTCATGTATTGTTTTTGTAAGTTCTAGCCCTCACCACTCCACCAATTAGCCACGCCACCACCCCGGCGTGGCTCTGTTGTTTTCTGCCGGTAGGTGTATCGATTAATCACGTTTTTTCCCCTGCACCCCTTTGCGGTGCAACCGTACAAATTTTGGTACAACAAACATGGGGAAAAGGGCGGCGAGAACAAAGGCGGCCAGGGGTCGTTAACGGCCGATATAGCCTCAATCAACTGATGGACACATATATAATACTCTTTTTTTTATATTTTTTCTTTTGTAAAAACGACTACCCCTAAAAAAAGAAAAGAAACTGTACTTTCGTACGGAGGTCGAAAAAACACTATTTATCTGATTGTTTATCAAAGATTTATCCTCCGTACGATTTTTGCACGATTTCGTTCCACCTGTACGATTTTGCTTTTTGCACGATTTCGTACGGGATTCTTGAAAATTAATGAAAAAGGTACGAAAAAAGTACGTTAAATTTTGAATTTTATTTGCTGATTATCAACCACTTGGATTTTTTTCTACAAGAAAACCGTTCCAAAGTACAGTTTTCGTACAGTTTTTACACGGGTCGTTATTGTTTGGTGCTTTCTTATCTCAAAAATGTTTACAAGTTTTGTATTATCTAATTGATTATCTGAATGGTAATTTGTAACTTTAGTGTCAAAACACCCCTTCAACATGGAAAAACAATCAATCGTTATCGACCTGAAGAAACACCTGCAGGATTTTTTGTTGCACGAATTCAAGACTGACGTAGACGGATCAATCCTGCTATCAATGAAGCAGGACCTGGGCCGTTACATCAACTCGATGTGGTCCACAAGCAAGAAGCCGGTTAAGCCGCGAGAAATGGAGAATCCATGCAGGCTGATATTGCCAATCACTGAAGACAACTACTATGTGCTTGAAAACAGCTTCATCTATGTACCTGTTTGGAAGGAGGCAATGATCAAGAACTTCCTTGAAGCAGAGTTTAGGCGCCGGGTACGTGATTTTTTCAGCATAGGATACGAGAAGAAATTCAAGCAGAAAGACATCATTGAGGGGTTTTTGCATGAGTATGGCATGAAAAACAACGCCATAAACTTCGATCAGATCAAGAAAATTGACTATCGTAACCGTGAAAAATTCAAGGCAAGCATTGCAAATGAGATTCAAAGTGCTATGGTATAGATAGTTGCATATTTACTGAATTATTTTTCAGCTAAAACAGGTTTTTTTATCCGTTTAACCATTATATTTTTTCAATCATGATTAAAGCGTCCGGGAACAACTCAAAAAGAAACAGGATTGTAGGTGTTGATTACCTATTCACGTCCGAGGCAATCATTCGCGATTATCCTGGACATTTCATAATAGTGATTGGTGGCCAGTGGCTTCCCATCAAGTTTTCGTCCATTGACTTCCAGGAGAATGAACCGACCACAGGTGGCTTTGTTGAACAGCAGCTGGTCATTGAAGTGTTTGGGTCTGACCAAAATCTTGATGCCGCAATCCGATCTCTGACCGGGAATGAAGTGCTGATCAGGTTGACATATGCATCCGGCGACGTGAAGGTTGTTGGAACATCTGAAAATCCGGTTGTGTTCACACATTCATCTTCAGGATCACCGGTCAAACACACACTTGTATCAGAAAGACGGTCAGCTGAACCGGCTAAGAACCTGCTTTCGTAGTCCTTTAGGCATACCTCTATTAATAGTAGCATTGCATTGTCGTTAACGAACAATGTGATGAACTACTCTCCTCTTTTGTTTTCAATTGTCAAAGGCAAATGGGCTATCCTGCCCAGAACCGTTGAATCACATCGAATTATCGTTGATCAGCTGCTCTCCGGGCAGCAATCAAATGGTGATGTCAAGTTGCTTTCTGAACAGAAGCCGCTCATGCTTGACTTCCTAGGAAACGATGACGGTTCCGGCTTCTGCCAAATTGAAAACATTGATGACCTTCCAGAAAACAGCATCCTCATGTTTGACCTCAATGGTACCATGCTCAAATATGGCACCATGTGTAGTTATGGCACGATTGAAATTGCTGAAGCTGTGGCAAGGACCGCCAGTCATCCTAAAATTGGATCTGTAATTGCCAGGATTGATTCTGGTGGCGGTGCTGTTGATGCTATAGCTCCCATGATTGACACCATCAACCAAATCAAGGCAATGGGCAAACCGGTTGTAGCCTCTGTTGATTTGTGTGCATCTGCCGCGTATTACGTTGCCTGTCATTGCAACGAAATTGTGGCCAACAACAACATTTCTGCTGAAATAGGATCCATTGGTGTCATGATGAGTTTTATGGACTGGACCCAGAAATATGAAAACGAGGGTGCCAAGCAGCACAAGATCTACTCAACATTGAGTGATTGGAAAAACAGACCTTTTGAACTTGCACTTGAAGAAAAATATGATGAAATCAAATCCGAGGAACTTGACCCCCTCGCCAGGAGCTTCCAGGAAGCCGTCCGGACAGTCAGAGGAAACAAACTTAAGCAAGAAACTCCAGGGATTCTCGCCGGTAGGATGTTTTTCGCCGAAACAGCCAAAGAAGTTGGCTTGATTGATCACGTGGGCAATGAAGCTTTTGCTATCAGCCGCGCCCACCATTTACGTCAGCAATCCATTGTAAACCAATATTTTAATTTTTAATCACAAAATCTATGGCTAAAATCAAATTCTCATCGGTTATGGCCGTCGTGCTCTCCGCGCTTGGTGTCAAATCCCTGAACAAGGGTGATGACGGAAAGAGCGCGCTAACAGCCGAACAAGAGGCTACCCTGACCGAAAAGTTTGGCGAAAAGTTTCTCGAAAGCTTTAAGGCTGAACTGCTCAAAAATGAAGCCGCCGGCACCACTCCTCCAGCTGAGGATCTGACTGCCATGCAGCAGCAACTGGAATCACTGCAGACCGACCTGACTGCCGCCCTGGCAGACAAAAAAACTCTTCAGGATACGGTCAACGCCCTGATGGTGGCGCCTGAGGAAGATACCCCTCAGCAGGTTGCCGTTGCCCCTAAGGCAGGCAAGAAGGTTGCCTTCGTGCCTGACCGCAACATGCGTCACAACAAAGTCATCGAAAACTTCTTCAACGGAGACCGCTCGATGATGTATTCCACTGACACGACCATTGATACTTCTGAACTCCAGGCTGAGTTTGGCAAGTACATCACTCACGAAAAGATCGAGATCCTCCGCCGGTTGACCACCGATCTTACCTGTACGAAGTTCATGACAACGGTTGTGACCGACCTGTCCGAATGGAAAGCCTCCCAGGCAATCATTTCTTCCGTGCTGCAACAGTTCACCCCTTACTGGACACCCAAAGGAACCACCGAGTTTACCCCGATCACAATCAAGAACTTCTTCCTGAAGGTAAATGTGCCCATCAAGCCGGCCGACATCATCGACCAGTACATTGGTTACATGTACGATGAAAACAAGACACCGGATCAAATGCCGATTGTCAAATACATCGTTGATTCGCTGATTATGCCCAAATTGCTGGAAGACCTGGAAGAAGCATTTGCAACTGCCAAGTTCGCTGAAGCTAAACCGACCAAAGACGGCGATGCGGGATCCGACGCCGCTGACTCCATGGACGGCTATGTAACCATCCTCAAGGATATGAAAGCTGCCGGTAAACAAGTTGGTGCCTGGTTGCTCGATGGTGTAACGCTGACTCAAGCCAACATCCTGGATCAAGTTGATTTGGCTGTCGCTCAGGTATCGAAAAACTACCGCAGGAAAAAACTGTTGGTGTATGCTGATCCAGATGTTGTGAACATGTACGGTAAAGCCTACCGGGCCAAGTATCCGTACACAAAGAACGAAGACGGCGAACAGATGAAAATCGACTTCACCAACTTCATGTTCCAACCCGTTGAAGGCATGCTTGGATCCGGTGTATTCTTCATCACCCCAAAGGAAAACTGGAAGCACCTGATGTCCAAGAACCCCGCCCAGGCTCGCGTGTATATGCAGGTTCAGAACTACGACGTGAAGGTTTTCATCGAATTCCGCACCGGTACCGGATTTGCCATGGCTGAAGCCGTGTTTGCCTACATCCCACCTGTTGACTCGACTGGATCCGGTTCCGGCTCGATCTCTGGCGGGCTTTAACCTGAATGTCTAACCCATAAAAAAGAGCTATATGTACACATTTGCTTCTGTTCCCAAAGCATCCTCCAACGCCGGGCGACCGACAGGTAAGAAATCTTACCTGTTGGTCTTCAGGTTTGCCGATGTGGAAACGTTCACCAGGGCCGCCGGTGATGTCAGGGTGTCCGCCTTTGCCTTCAAGGATGGCAAAAAGCCGGTCGGCATCTATGCCACCAACACGACCCAGAATGTTTACCACCAAACCAGCGGTGAAAAGGATGCCCGTGGTTTCATCCACCACGCCGATTTTGAATTTCCCGGCGATTCCGAGACTTTCGACCAGTTCATGGAGAACAACATCAACGAGGAACTTGGAGTCATCCAGGTGTCTTGTGATGCATCCACAGACTGCAAAATTGCCGGATTGCCCTGTAACCCGATGTCCATCACCCAGGACAACGGCCAGGACAACAAGGATGCCAACAAGCACACCGTTACCATGTCACAGGAATTTGCCGGTGCCGCCTTGGGCCGTATCGCCAAGAACCTGGTGCCTGCAACTGACAACAACGACGTGAACGCAGCCCTTGGCCTTCCTGCAACCGGATCCGATGGTGAAGGCATTTGATGCGGTTTCTTGGTTTTGGTTGAGGTGCCCGGCTCATATGAGTCGGGCACTTTTGTCCTTTAACTATTGCTTTTGCAATTGCAAATTGCTGCTTTAATTCTCTAATCATTAATCAATTCAGAATTATGGCAACAAAAAAGAAAGCTGATGTGGATGAAGCCAAAGTGGCTGAAGTGACACCACAGCCTGTTGAGGAAACACCCGTTGATCTCAGCAACAATGAAAACGACACACAGGACGAACAACAGCCACTCCCGGTTGACGATCCTACTCCCGAAACAGATAATCAACCCATTCCGGAAGAATGCGTTGACTCTGACACCAACGAACATCCTGTTGTTGATCAAACTGGGAATCCGGAACCAGTAGGTGAAGGTGAGCTGGATTCCGAAACAGAGGATACCCCTGAAGCCAACGAACAACCAACCGCTGATCAGGAAGATGAAATCCTTCCTGAAGAAACAGCAAAGCCAATGGTGGCAATCGTTATTCCCTACCTGAAAAAGAAAGCACAGGGCAACGAGCTGCTTTACGCTATCCGCTCCATCGCCAAGCACTTTGAACAGGACGACTACATGATTGTCGTAATAGGAGACAAAGAAGATTGGTTTGGTGATGACATCCTTCACATCGATCACACCTGCATTGGCGACAACCCTCAAGCCGACGTTATTGACAAAATGAAACACATCCTTGCAGACGAACGTATCCCGGAGGGTTTCGTTTGGAGCAATGACGACATATATTTTGTCAAACCAACCACCCTGTCCGACATCCAGGTACTCAAGGTTGCTGGCAACCTGATCGATGATGGATCCACCAGTCTCTACAACCGAAATCGGATCAGGACCATCAACCTGCTCAAGAAGCATGGGTGCCCAACCAAGAACTTTGCCACACACATGCCGGTATTCTTCCTTAAAGAAAAAATGGTAGAAGTGTTTGAAGGCATTCCTGAGATGAGCTCTCAGGGTTTACTCATGTCTTCCCTTTATTTCAACCTGCAGTTTCCAAAGACCCCTGTTGTCACTCACGATTGGAAGAAAGACAAGTGGTCGCTCAGGGTTGTATCAAAACTTGCAACGGAAGAGAAAAAGCAAGCCTTCAGGCAACTGATAAAGTCAAAACACTTTCTCAATCATTCCGAGGCGGGTTACAGCACCCTGCTAATGGATTGGATTGCCCGTCAATTTCCCGAAAAAAGCCGTTTTGAAAAGTGAAAGAAAAAATCCATCAGTGGCTAAAGGCGGGCTGCCCCTTGACAGAAGGCCTTAAGCTGCTTGAAACCTACTCAAAAAACAAGCTCTTGGTCCGGATGGTTAAAATAGATCCGGCCAAGGGCTTGGCTTTGATGGTCAAGGAACTCTCTAGCCTGGCCGGCTTGGAAGCCGATAAAACGACTGCCTCAAGCCAGGAAAAGGTCCGTGGCTTCAGGAATGAATTTCCCTTTCTTAATGAGCCAGGATGTCCAATGGAACTCAGAGCATTGGTTACTGATAAGTTTTCATCATTCTACCGGTACCGAGATCTACACAAGGGTTTGTCTGATTGTACAACAGCTAAGGATTGCGCTAACAATTGCCGATTGCTGATTGACAATTACCTGGAGAATCGGGCCATCTACTATGAACTGGATTATTACAAGAAGCACGGAACGGTTCTTGGTCGCCACCCCATCTTCAAACACATGAACAAGATGAAGGCGCTAAGGAAAATGAGCATCAAGGAACTGGTGGAAAAACAGATCCGTCTTGAGCACAATATCTGGAGGATTGAAAGTGAGCTGAAGAAACAGGACAAGCCACATCTAGAGAAGGAACGATCAAGGCGCCTAAAGGAGAAAATGGCCGAACTCGCGGAGGTCAAACGCCTATTAAACTGAAGCTGATGGATGAAATAACACTACATAACGCAAAATGGGATGATGTACCCCCACCACCCTGGCTAGAAAAGATTGACATGGATCAGCTGGAGAAGCTAGCTGCCGTCGGTTATTCGGCTGAAAAAATTGCCATGTACTTCTTAGTGAAAAAGGTTGAGTTTATGTATTATTTTATGCTTGAGGATAGCTTACTCAGGTATCACTTTGATCGTGGCATTCTTTATCACCAAGCAAAAGAAGGAATCAAACTGATTGATTCAGCTGAGTCTAACGCCACCCAGGCTCAGCGCCTGGATAAACTCCGCGATACTCAAAATTTCCGCAACGCAATCGATGAAATCGTGTATGGAGGGATATAATTTCCGTAGAACTCATTTTGACAAGCTTCAAGACTACATCCAATCCGGATCCGTTTTGGAACTCAATGAGGAGGAGCAGCGTTATTTGGACGTGTTGTATCTCCTGAACAATTTGCGACGGAAATACGGAAAGGAAAACGCCATAGCATTCATCCAGCGACCGCCATACAATATTCAATACCGGCGATCTCGACAAATGTATGACGAAGCCATCAACCTGTTTTACCTGGAAGATGGTATCGAAAAACAAGCCCATCGCAACATGCTTTATGAACAGCTGCTGGCAGCGGCTGCCGTGGTCATGAAAACAGCAAAGACGCCGAAAGAAATGGAGGTGTATGGTAATTTGATTGTTCAAGCAAACAAGATCAAAGGCCTTGATGTTCCGGAGCCGCCAAAGGTGCCTGAAGCTCTTTACAACAAGCCCATCAAAATTTACTCACTGGATCCCAAACAGATCAGCTTACCAGCTGTTGACCGAAACGCCCTAGCTGAACGTATCGATGCCATGGATGACATTTCATCCCTTGAGAAAAAGAGAATACGCCAGGAAGCCGGCGTTGAAACCGTTGACTTTATTGAACTGCTCGATGACCAGGAAAACAAGATTGAACCTGAAAAGGGATGATGTAGAAGTCCGCTACTCAAATTGGTTGGCCCAGGTATGCGGTATCATGTTGCCCCGGGATCTTTACGCCATCCTTGGGCGCGCTTCATCCAAGACAACAGACTTTGTTGTTCAGCGTCTCCAGGAGGCCGTTTTCGAGCTTCCTGGGGCACCGGCAGCCTTTGTGTCGGACACATACGCAAACCTTCATAAAAACGTCATTCCATCGCTCCAGGAAGGCTTTAGGCTACACGGATGGGAAGAAGACATCCACTATGTGATCAATAAGGAGCCGCCGGCTGAATGGAGATCAAAGATGTACAACATCATATCGTCGTGGAAGAACACCATGGTCTTCTTCAACGGGTTCAACATCACCTTCATCTCACTTGATAGACCGGCCATCGGCGCCGGCAGGTCCTATGTTGTTGTTTTCGGCGATGAAGTCAAATACTTCCCAGAAGTCCGTATTGCCAACCTTTTGAAGGCTGTTCGTGGCTATAGGCTAAAGTATGGTTCATCCCCTCTCTACAGATCCCAGACCTTCACAACAGACATGCCGGATCCAAATCGAATAGGTGAGCACGATTGGATTCTGAAGATGGCTCAGAAGAATAACAAACGAATGATCCTTGATCTACTGCAGGTTGGCTTTGTATTCAATGAGACCAAGAAGGAATATGCAATCGCACTGGATGGGAAAAATAAGAAGAGAACTGAACTGGCCAAGCGGAACATGGAACGCTGGGAACAACGCTGGAACAAGATAAGGCAGAAAACATCCTTCTTCATTATTGCATCATCCTTTGTCAATGTGGATGTCCTAGGCCTTGATTGGTTCGATGAGGAATTTGCAGTAGGTCTTGAAGGTGTGCTGACCAACATCCTGTCAATCATCCCTAAACTATCAGCAGCATCACGGTTCTACTCCAACCTTACCGACCGACATTTCTACTCTGATGGTAACAATAACGAATACCTGGAATCATTACCCTTTGGAACTGATCCGGACTGCAGAGTATTGCGATACCTGGACAAGAACGCGCCCATCGAGGCAGGTCTAGACATCGGTAACACCCTTTGGATGGTATTCGGCCAACAGAAGGGAAATGATTATCGTATTTTGAAGGAACTCTTCACATTGCCACCTTCATACATCCGGGAGATCGCCGACGCCTTCATTCGCTACTTTGCCGCCCATCGCCGCAAATCGCTGAAGCTTTACTATGATCGGGCAGCCAACAACTATGCCAAAATCGGTCAAGATGTGGCCACGCAGATCAAACGGGCCATCGAGGTGGATGGTTCAGGTAAACGTACCGGCTGGTCTGTCCAGCTGATGAGTATCGGCCAGGGAAATATCGGTAGCAATACCGAGTATAACTTCATGATGGAACTCATGAGTGGCAACAATAAAGCCCTGCCGCGTTTGCTGATCGACAGGGTTAATTGCCCCTATCTCAAGGCTCAACTCGAAACAACTGCAGCCAAAACATCTTCAGGTTCCAGGATGGCCGGTATGGTGGTCAAGCAAAA